CCTAGAACGATCTGATTACTAGTGATGGCTACTTTAATTTGCGATAATTGCAGAAAGACGTTTGATCACGACGGGGTTCCTCGTCGTGGCTGCATTTGTTTCGGATGTCATGTTAAGACTGTGCGGCTGGGGTTTTCGCATGGGCAAGAGAATTTTCATGGGCGTACTATCCGTGAGCAGGAACGTGAGATTTGGGATACTGCGAAACGTGATGGCCGTGATATCGAATATGTAGGAAACAAGTGAGATGCCTGTTTGGGCGCAGGTTGTCGTTGCCTTGGTCGCACCTAGCGGTGTGCTGGTGGCATTGATTGAACGGACACGGCGCGAGAACAATAGGGATCATGCGTCTAACGCGGGGTTGTTGCGTGAGATTGATCGCAAGGTTGAGCATGTGTCGGACAGGGTTGATGATCATATTGAATGGCATTTGAGAGATAGGTGAATGATGGCTGATTATCGTGATGATGTTAACCGTGCGGTTGCTACGTTTGTTGCTGGGGCAACGGCTGCGCCGTTGACCGCAGCGGTGATGAACATTTCGTTTGTTAAGTCTGCGTTGATTGCGGGTTTAATTGCGGTGTGGAACTTGACTGGGCGAATGGCCCAGTCTTGGTTGAAGGACTACCCTGAGGATATCTGATGGCGCGTACACCTAATAGCGAGTATTTGTCCCGTTACCGTAAGAAGATTAAGTCGTCCAAGAAGTGGCGACAGGAAGAACATTACGATGATACTTGGCGTCGGCTAGGTGATTTGTACAAGGGTAAGCATTACGATTATTATGCGGACGAAGATCGTGTGCTGGTTAACCTTGCGTTCTCTACAGTTAACGTGATTGCTCCGTCAATTGCGGTTAACTATCCGAAGATCACGGTGAACTCTGTTGATCCTGATAACGCACCGAACGCGGTGATTGCGGAAGCGGTCGTCAATTATTGGTGGCGTCACCGCAACTTCAAGGATCATTTCCGTCGGGCTGTCAAAGACTTTCTGATTTTTGGTCACGGATGGTTGAAGGTTGGTTACCGTTACGTTGAAGAAGAACGTGTCGGTGAGGACGAAGATATTTCTGATCCGAACGTAGAAGAAAACATTGCGTCCACAACTTTGGTTGTAACCGCCGATGAGCCTTTTGTTGAACGGGTTTCCCCGTTCGATGTGTTCGTTGATCCTGACGCTACTTGTTTGGATGATGCGAAGTGGATCGCGCACCGTGTGCGCCGCCCCATTAAGGATGTGAAGTCCGACAAGCGGTACGCGAAGGCGGCACGGGACACGGTTGAATCAATCACTTACGCGAAGTATTCGGATGATCCGTCGTCACGCAAGGTGAATGACACCGAAGAAGGTTATGCGGATGTGTACGAGTTTTATGATTTGCGTAACAGGACGGTGGCGGTGTTCACCGACAGCGGCGACGGTTTTTTAATTAAGCCGAAGAAACAGCCGTATTCGTTTGGTCATCCGTTTGTGATGCTACGCAATTATGATGTGCCTGATTGTTTCTATCCGATTGGCGAGTTGGAAGCAATTGAGCCGATGCAACGCGAGTTGAATGAGACTCGTACCCAGATGATGAATCATCGTAAGCGTTATGCCCGTAAGTATTTGATTCGGGAAACGAACTTTGATTCTAATGGGCGTGCAGCGTTGGAGTCGGATGAGGACAACGTGATGGTTCCTGTGCAGGGCGATGTGCCGTTGGGTGATGTGGTTGCACCGTTCCCTGCGTTGATTAACCCGCCAGAGTTTTATAACCAATCCAGTTTGATCCGTCAGGACATTGAATTGGTTTCTGGTGTGACCGAGTTCATGCGTGGCGGCGTGTCGGAAATCCGACGCACCGCCACCGAAGCAGCGTTAATTCAGGATGCACAGAATGCGCGTACATCAGACAAGTTGGCGTCGATTGAATCGGCTGTTGCCCAGTTGGGTCGTCGTATTCTTCAGTTGGCGCAGCAGTTTATGACGCAGCCACAGGTTGCGCGAATTATTGCGCGTGATGGTGAACCGATGTGGGTTCAGTATGAGCGTGATTATATTGCTGGCGAGTTTGATTTTGAGGTTGCTGCTGGGTCTACCCAGCCGTATAACGAAGCGGCTCGTCGTCAGGGTGCGATGCAGATGATTGATGCTATGGCACCGTTTGTTTCTGCTGGGGTTGTGGATGTCCAGAAGTTGGGTGCCTATGTTCTTCAGTACGGGTTTGGTGTGAAGAACCCTGAAATGTTTATGACCCAGCCTGAGCCTGCGGCACCCCCCGCCCCGCAGCCTCCACAGCCTGCCCCTCCGATGGGGTTGGGGGCTGGGTCTATTCCGCCGCCACCGATGGGTGGCGACGTTGATCCTGCCATTCTTGCAGCGTTGATGGCAGAACAAGGTGGAAATATTCCACCAATTTAGAACGCTGTTTTATATAGGTAGAGCAACCATTCGTGGACTCTTAACATAGGAGACTTATGTCTGAAGAAATTATTGAACCAACAGCCAGTCCCGATCCTGTCGGGGAAACTGTGCCAGAGGTTGAGGCGGCACCAGAGCCGTCTTACGAATATGTTGATACGGATGCTTTTACTGACAAGTATGTGAAGGTGAAGGTGGACGGCGAGGAAGTTTCTGTGCCGTTCAACGAAGCCATCCAAGGTTATCAGAGGCAGTCGGATTACACTCGTAAGACGCAGGAGTTGTCGGCTCAAAGGGAACAATTTCAGTTTGCTTCTACTTTGCAGCAGGCTCTTGAAAATAATCCGCAGCAAACAATTGAACTTCTGTCCCGTCATTACGGGGTAGCGGAAGCGCAAAAGATGGTTGCGGATGCTCAGCAGCAGGAACCGCAGACGCCCCAGTTCGATGATCCGTTGGAGCAACGGATTTGGGAAACGGAACAGCGTATCCAGCAGTATGAGCAGGAGCGTGCGAACGAGCAGTTGCAAAAGGAGATTGGTCGCCTTCAATCAACATACGAGGATTTCGACCCTCAGGCGGTGGTGCGTGCTGCGTTGCAGCGTAACACCACCGATTTGGAAGGTGTGTACAAGCAGATTGCATATGACAAGGTGATCACCCAGTTGCAGGCACAGCAAGCAGCAGGACAGGTCACTCAGGATCAGGTGCAGGCTGTTGTGGACGCAAAGCGTGACGCGGGTTTCGTGTCGGGCGGTGCGTCTGCTGTCGCTCCGACCAACGTTCCGACGGGTTCGATTTCCAGCGTTGCGGATGCTTGGGCAGCCGCAAAGCAACAAATGGGCATTTGACCCTCTAAACGTTAGGAGACTATCATGGCAGGAAACGCCAACTTCGATGAACTGCTGTCAACTACGCTTGCGAATTATCGTGACCAGTTGACTGACAACGTATTCAACGCTCGTCCGTTGACCAACTTCCTGATGGAAGGTGGTCGCATCCGTATGCTGGATGGCGGCACGAAGATTGTTGAGCCGTTGATCTATGGCACCAACAGCACCGTCGGCTCATACTCTGGGTACGACACGATTTCACTGACCGCTCAGACTGGCATCTCTGCTGCCGAGTACGACTGGAAGCAGTACGCTGCGTCCATCGCTATCTCTGGTATTGAGGAAGCCAAGAACAACGGTGAGGCCGCAATTATCAACCTTCTGGAAGCCAAGGTCATGCAGGCCGAGGAATCCATCAAGGAAGGGTTCACCACCATGTTCTTTGGTGATGGCACGGGCAACAGCGGCAAGGACTGGCTGGGTCTGGAAGCCATTGTTGATTCAACTGGTGCGGTCGGCGGCATCAACCCCGCCGATGCTGGCAACAGTTTCTGGGCGTCATATGAGGAAGGCACCGCTGGTGCCCTGACCCTCGCAGATATGGCTACCGCCTACAACACCGTGTCGCGTGGCAACGATCATCCTGACATGATCGTCACCACCCAGACCCTGTTTGAGAAGTACGAGTCGCTGCTTCAGCCGCAACTCCGTTACACCGACACCAAGACGGCTGACAGCGGGTTCCAGAACCTTCTGTTCAAGGCTGCTCCTGTTGTGTATGACGATGCCTGCACTTCGGGCACCGTGTACTTCCTGAACAGCAAGTACCTGACCCTTGTTGGCCATTCGGGCAAGTGGTTCTCGCAGACCGATTTCGTTCGGCCTGAGAACCTTGATGCGCGTTACGCCATCATCATGTGCTACGGCAACCTGACCTGCCGTAACCGTGAGCGTCAAGGCAAGTTGACGGGCCGCACGGCCTGATGACGGTTCGGGGCGGGGGGTTTATGCTCCCCGCCCCACTACCGTTAGAACGCTCCCTCTAGGTTATGAGCGGAGTTCCAGCATTTTCTTATTACGGTGTACCTGCGACACGGCATTCTCGTCAGGCACATATGGATGGTGCCCGTCTAGCGGCTGCTAGCGGGCCTTATGTTGGTCGTGGCAACAAGTGTGCGGGCAACGACGATACTTGTGAGGGTCGTCGTGCTATGGGTACTAATTATTGTTATGGTCATGCACGGTCGTTGGGGCTGATTAAGGTGAAGGAGGCCGCCGATGGCGATGGCTCGTCTGACGCTGAGTGATATTCGCAGCAAGATCAGGGAGATGGCGGACGTTTCGTCCGCCGATGTTTCTGATGGCCTGTTGAATCTTTTTGTGCGTGACGGGTACAACCGTGTGGTGGATTTGGAACGGCGTTGGCCGTTTCTTGAAGTGTCGTTTAGTTTCAATACTGTTGCTGGCCAGATTGCTTATACGATTGATGATTACACGGATGATGACATCCGTGAGATTGTCAGCATTGTTGACCCGAATCATGTGCGTCTAGAGTTTTTGTCGTATGAGTTGGCGGAGGAAACGTTTTCTACGTCGGATGTGGCATCTGGCCGTCCAATGTTTGTTGCGTATTGGGCTGGGCAGATTCATATTTTCCCGCAGCCTGACGGCAATTATCCGTTGAATGTGCGTGCGTATCGTGAACCTGAGGATTGGATCACTAGCGGTTCACAACCTGATGGGCCTGAGGCTTTGGATTTGGCTTTGGTTGATTATGGTGTATCGCGTGTGTATAAGATGCAGGAAGCGTTTGGTGCGGCGCAGGAGTTTGAACGGTCGTTTAATGATACGGTTTCGTTTATGCGTCGGGATGTGATGCGTCCCGAAGCGTATGCTCCTATCAAGTTGTCGTCGGGTGGTTCCACTAATATTTGGGGACGTTACCCGAGGTTCTGATGTCTAGCACCCAGTTCGCTGTTGACGATTTTACTGGCGGGTTAAACCTGCGTGCAGATGTGTTCAACCTTGCAGGTAATGAATCGCCTGACATGTTGAATGTTGACATTGATCCGCGTGGCGGTGTGAAGGTTCGAAATGGTTCTTGCCGTTTTAATGATACCGCTATTGGCGGTATTGCTTCTGGCGCGTGGACTGCTAACCGAAT